ACTCGCGTCCGGACCGATCCCAGTCAGCTCGAAGCGGCCCTGCTCAATCTGGCCGTCAACGCCCGCGACGCCATGCCTGAGGGCGGAGCTCTGATCATCAGCGCCCGCAAAGTTCGGATTTCGCGCGCGGCCGAAGCGCCGCTTAAGCCGGGTGAATATGTTTGCGTCTCGGTCGTCGATACCGGCGTGGGCATGGACGAAGAAACCCTGGCGAAGGCCACGGACCCCTTCTTCACGACCAAGGGCGTCGGAAAGGGCACGGGCTTGGGCCTCTCAATGGTGCATGGCCTCGCCACCCAATCGGGCGGGGCGATGCGGATCGAAAGCACCCTGGGCGGAGGCACATCCATTGATCTCTGGTTGCCCGCAGCGAAGGCCTCGGGGCCCGCGAGCCGGCAATCTGCGTTGGATGTCGGCGTGGCGCCGAACTCCCCGCCGCTGACCATTCTTGCCGTGGATGATGATCCCCTGGTGTTGGCGAACACCGCAGCGCTGGCCGAAGACCTTGGGCACACGGTCGTTGTGGCGTCTTCGGCCCAGGACGCTCTAACGCTGCTCCCGGACCACCAAGGGCTCGACCTTGTCATCACCGATCAAGCGATGCCCGACATGACCGGTGTCCAGCTCGCCGCAGAGATTCACTCGCTCCGGCCGGGCCTGCCGGTGATCATTGCTACAGGGTTTGCCGAACTCTCCAGCGAGGCTGCGGCCGGGCTTCCGGCCGGTCCTACCCCGCCGCCTGGGCCTCCTCGAGCTCGCGCGTCTTGCAGTAATCCTATAGCCATATTCTACTTACTCATAAACCCGCCGCCGCCCTGCGGCGCGAAGGCCGCCTGCCCTATGCCTGCGATGCTCGACGCCGCGCCGAGTCCCTGCATGAGCGGATTGCGGTAGATCGGCTGCGTCGTTCTTGAAACGCCCTCGCCGCCGTATCCGCCCGAGATCGCCCCCATGTACTGTTGTAATTTCTGCGCCTCGACGTTCTGTTCATAGTTATATCGGTCAATTTTTTCTTGAAGGGTCTCGCGACCAAGAGCCTCACGTTGCGCGCCCACCTGACTGAGTAGTTGCGGCGCATACTGCGAGATCGGGTAGGCGCTGGCAGTCGCGCCGAATTGGCGCTCGCGTTCAGCCGCCAGGTACGGGGTCATGCCGGAACTAATGCCACGACCCATAGCCTCGGCGTGGCCTGGCGATCCGAAACGTCCGGCGCCGGCAAACGCAGTGTCGACCTGCGGCTGCACGACATCGCGCACGCCCTCCATCATCGACCTGAATACAGGATTATCCGGCGCCAAGTAATCACCGCGCAATGTTCTCCCCGTTTGCGTTTGCGCCTGGCCCACCAGTGACGAAGGATCGAGGGCCTGCGCGGTTTGTAGGCCAAGGCCAAGCTCAGTCTCGGGCGCGAACGGTGTGACCGTCGTGCCGGGAAAGTATCCGGGCTTTTCGCTTTCAAGTTGCCGCTTCGCTTCTTGGAACCCCTGCGTGAGATAAGGCTGCTGTTGCTCCCAGGGCCCCTGACTGGTGGTCGTCGTCGTCGGCGGGGATTGCTGCACGACCGTTTCGCCCTTGAATCTCTTGCGATCAGGCCCCGGATGCTCCCGCAGACCGGCTCTGTGGTGTTCTCTGAAATCTTTCATCGCAGCATCTTCCTGTAAATTACGAATACCGGCTCATAACCGTATCTTTTCATCACGCGGGTCCACCCCTTGCGGCCTGGGCCCTCGATTGCGTCACAGCCTCGCTCTTTGGCCCACCTTGCTACGTCCTCCGAGAAGTGGATCCAGTTGTCCATGTCTTTCCCGCCGATGATGGACACCCAACAAATCCGCGCCCGAGGCTGAACATTGACACGCGTGATCGTACAAGCGTGCGGTTTGTCGTTGTCGTCTACCGCGACCCACAGCTGGCTTTTGCGGGTGAAGACCTGCTGCCTCAAGTCCGCCGCTGCGTGGGTAATCCCGCCGTGCGCCAGCGCCGCCTCGACGTAGGTCACGATGCTGGGCCAATAGTGCGGGACGTCGTACCAGGGCACACATAACAGCCTTAAAGAGCCTCCGAGTTCCCTATCGCCCCCACCAGGCGCCAATTCGTCCCGTCCGACCTCATCGCCCGCATGGCGTTTTTCTGTGTCAGCACGATCGAACTCGATCCGTCTATTGTCTCGCTCCCGGTCGGGTCTATCTTCACCGTGTTCGCCGAGGAGTCGGTCTTCTTGACTTCCGCCAGACGCCCTTCCCGGCCCGCCGCGGTCAATAGGAAAACCGTGCGGTCGCCGTCCGTTGCGTCCATCAGGATCAAGCTGTCGATATCGACCATCGAATACGTGGCCGTCATAGATACCACTTCGACC